GGTGAAGCGCGAGCGCACCACCGGCGTCGGCGGTTTGACGTAGACCGCCGGTAACATGACCTCCGTGTTCGAGAAAAGGATATTGAAGGTCACCGGCCCGGCGCTAAGCCGGCCGGTGCGGGTGTTGCGGCTCTCGTTGCGATAGATCTCGATGATCTCGCGGCCCCGGCCGCGCCACTCGCGCTCGGCGCGCTCGGCGTCCTCCAGGCAGCTCAGCCAGTATTTGCGATCGACGCCATCAGGATCGAGATCGGCCTCGGTGTCGCCATAGCCACCATTGTCGGCCGCATCGAGCTTGTCCGGTTTTCCCGCTTCGGCCGACTGCACGGTCGCGATGACGGGCTCGGTGATGGATGGATCTTTGGCCATCAGCGCAGCTCATGCAGCTTGAGGGCATTGGCGACGAGATACGGGTTCTTGGAGCGCGGCAGCTCGCTCGGCCGGGCCGTGAACGGGCGCGACAGGCAGGCATAGCGCATGTCGTCCAGGGCATGGTCCTCGCCGTCGGTGTCCATGTCCTCGGGCCGGTTGGTGTCGTGCTGGGCCATCGGCAGGGTGCGGATCAGGTCGCGGCAGGTGTCGAAGAAAAACATCATCGGCCGGCCGTCGCTGTCGCCGACCAGGCGCTGGCGAACCTGGTCCCAGCCGCCCATCCGCTTGTCGCGGCTGGTGCGGGAATTGTCGGCCGGGCGGAAGATGGCGCCGTGCCGGAACATCGTCTCGCCGATCGACGGCCCCGAGATCACCGCGAAGGCGGCCGGGTCGAGCACGCCATAAGAGATCTTCTCGCGCTTGCCGCCGAATGTTTCACGGGAAACAATTTCGCGGGCCACCATCTCGGCCGGGATCTTCAGCCCCTCATTGGGCTTGCCCGGCTGCACCCCGTAATATTCGCGGTAGCGGACGATGGCGCCGCGCGGCAGGATCCGGCCGGCGTGCTCGCGATCGTCCTGCACCACCGCCCACCAGCCGACGGAAAAGGGCTTGGCGGAGCCCCAGTCCATCGACCGAAACCGCACCCATTCGTGCGGGATGATGAACGGCGGAATGACGTGCCGGGCGTAGGAGAATTCGGGGAAGAAGGCGCCCTCGATGACGTTCCAATCACCCTCCAGCCAGGCGCGGACCAGCTCGGGGCTGCCGGCGGATTTCAGCTTGTTGATGTAGTTCGGGTCGGATTCGAGCAGCGCCGGATTGTCGCCGACCTTGGCCGGGATGAACACCTTGGTGAGCCCGGTTTCGGGATCCTCGACCACCTCATAGGGGCCCTGGTCGATGATCCACTGCTTGACCCAGTGGTGACCGGGGCCGCCGGGGTTGCAGGTGGCGCGGAACTGACAGGGAACGCCCTCGCTCGATCGCAGCGTGGCCAACAGCTTGAGGATTGGGCCGGGCGAGGGATGCTGGGTCAGCTCCTCGACATAAACCCTGGTCAGGCTCCAGCCCTGGTAGTTCTCGGCGTCCCGGTCGCTCTCGATGTAGGCGGCATAGAGCCTGGCGCCGTTGGAGAATTGGAAGTAGCCGCCCTTCTCCATCCAGCGGGCGGCGCGACCGTACATTTTCCGGCCGACATTGATGGCGTCCTTCAGATCCTCGCGGGTCTTGCGCAGGATCAGGCCGCGCGCGGCGGCGGAATAGTCCTCGGCATGGATCCAGAATTCGCCGAGCGAGGCGTAGGTCTTGCCGCCGCCTCGGGCGCCGCCATAGACGACGATGTCGGCCGGGCACTGGATGAAGGCGAGCTGCGGCCCCGCCTGCGGAACGAAGCCGGCCTCGACCACCACCTGGGTTTTGATGCTCATTGCGGACGCTGCCCGGGGTGCTGGAATTTCTCCGACCACTCCTCCAGGCTCATCTTCTTGACCTCGGAGGGCTCGCGCAGCGGCCTTCGCATGGTGCCCTCGACCTCGGCGCGATCGACCACAAAGCCGAGCAGCTTGGCCTTCGCCATGGTCGCCTGCACGCCGGCCCCGGGCTGCTTCGACCGCCGCGCCAGCCGGTACATGGCATTCAGCTCTCGGAGCAGCGCGTCGAGCGAGACGCCGATGCGCTTGCGCTGCTCCTCCTGCAGCTCGCGGATCCTGAGCGCGCATTCGTCCAAGCGCGCCAGCTTGGAGGCGTTGCTGCCGTCAGGCTTCCTGACCTTGAAGGCCAGGCGATAGGCGTCGACCTGGTTGCGCCCCGAGGCGATCAGCAGGCAGAATCGTTCGTGTTGCGGATTTTCGAGCGCGGGCATCCTGTCGCTCCGGGTAACGCGGCGGAGGATAAGCGCAAAATCGGTTTGCCCTCAGAGTGTTCGCGGGGTTAACTAGTCGGCGGGGGCACGTACTCCAACAACAGAGGATGATTTTATGGAATCGCAAGCCAACGTCATCGATTTCGCCGGCAAGCGGCGGGCCAGGCCCAGCTCGGGCATTGATGAATACAAATTCCGCAACATGCATGAGCTACTGGCCTTCGTCGGCAACGCCATCAACGACAGCGGCCTGACCTACAAGACGATCGCCAGCAATGCCCATGTCTGCGCCTCGACGGTCGGCAAGCTGGCCGCTCACCAGACCCGCTCGCCGCACTGCGGCACGGTGTTCTCGGTGCTCGCCGCGCTCGGCTGGGAGATGACGATATGGCGGTAGTGGACCAGCTGGAGGCGCGGCTCGCTGAGCTGCGCCAGGAGGTCGCCGACATCGAGACAGCGATCAGGGTGATCCGTTCGCTCGGCGAACAGAAACCGACGCAAAAATCGGCTGACATTGATGCGCCATTGTTCACGGTGCGGCGCACCGTGGCGGCGGCGCCAGCCAAGAAGAAGCCCAGCCGGCCGGCCGGCGATGCGTTCTGGGCCCAGCAGGAGCGGGCCGAGCAGCTGCGGTTGCAGATTGAGCAGCTGTTCAAGCGCGAAGGCCGGCCGCTGTACTCCGGCCAGGTGATCGATCTGGTCGGCGTCCGCGACCAAGGCAAGCAGGCGCAGGACCGGATCTACAACGCCCTGGCGACGATGCACCGCACCGGCCTGATCACCCGCGAGGAGACTGGCTCGGCCTGGGAGCTGGTGGCGCCGGGGGTGCCGGCGGGCGGAAGTGAGGGCCCCTCGGGCCAAAGTGAGAGGGCGGCTTAGGCCGCCCCTTTCATCTCGTCAGATACCAGATGCCGGCAACGATGCCGGCGAAGATCAGGCAGATCACGACGGCCTTCCAGAATTCCGGCGGCACGCCGGGCGTCTTCGAGTCGTACGGCGGCCGATCCGGCGAGCGGTGGCCAAGATCGTCTTTCATTCCCATCATGCGCTCCACGGTTCGCCATCAACCCAGATCGCCACCTCGCCATCGGCAATCTGAACGATAACTTCGTGACCGCCAGCCCGGATCGTAGTCAAGAACGGCTCGCTCGGCTCTGGAATCGGCTCCGGCTCCGGCGCTGGCACGGTCGTCGGGCCAAACCATTTGGCGCAGCTGCTTGGCGAGCCGTTGAAGGTATTGCAGTCGACGCCGCCGTCGATGCCCCCGATATCGCCGCTGTCGGTGAACTGCCAGGCGCTCCAGGTCGCCCATGCCTTGCCCACGACGGGCTGGTTGGTCGAGCTGTAGCGGGCGGCCCAGAGGCTGGTTTCGGCGAGCCATGAGACATCCCCCAGCCGGTTGACATCGTCGGTCAGTTTCGACGCACCATAGACCGTGATCTGCAGATCGGGACGGTGCTCTCGGAGGTACTCCACACAGCTGTGGAGCGTGGCCATGTCGACCGGCGGCGATTCCTCCTCGTAGTCGAGCACCACCCGCTCGCCGAGCGCCGGCTGCGCGGTGGCCAGGTAGAACGCCATCTGGCCCTCGGCATTGCCGGCGTGGAGATAGTGATAGCTGGAAAAGCGCAGGCCGCAGGCGAGCGCGCCGGCCCGGTTGTTGGCGAGCTGGGCGTCGACGATCGAGGTGCCCTCGGTGGCCTTGGCGATGACCCCGACCAGGTCGGGATTTTCCTCGCTGACCTCGATCCAGTCGATCGGCCCCTGCCATTTCGACACGTCGATGAAGTCAATCCGCTGGCTCATGAGCGGCGATCGCCCTGCTGCCGGAGACTGTACTGGCCGCCCTTTTTCGGCCGTTTCGGCACTGTCGCCCGGTCCCTGCCCGGCCGCAGTTTGCCGGTGGTCGGATTGTCGGGGTGGATGACGCGCGGCGGCGGCACCGAGGACGGGCCACCGAGCACCGGCTGCGTCGTCGGCTGCTCGCGGCCATGCGGCGGGATCATCGGCGCCGGCCCGAGCGAATCACCGAGACTGGTCGGCGTCTGCGCGTCCCAGCCAGGCGTTCCCGGCAATGAGGTCGGGGTCTGGTGGACAATCGGCATCGGCGGCGTCAGCGGCTGGGTCGGGCCGGGAGTGGGTAGGAAGCCGCCGAGGCTCGACGGGCTGGTGGCGACGTTCATCGGCTCGAACAGCGCCGACGGGGTGGTGGTGGCGTTGGCGATCATCTCCGGGGTCGCCGCCCGGGGTGGGCCGCTGTCGCCGAGCGCCCCGGTAGTCAGCGGGCCGCGATCGCCGCCACCAGCGGCCGGATGGGCCATCGGCATGGCCGGCGCGGGCGGAAACAGCGGCGGCGGCGGGGCTGGCTGGCGCCAGCCGGGCGAGCTGGTGGTGTAGCCGGCCGATTCGCCGCGCGGTGAGCCGCTCTGGTAGGTCTTGCCGACCGATGAGGCCAGGCTGTTCCTGAGCGCGTCCAACTCTTCTGGCCTGATCCCGGCCTGGATCCCGCCGCCGACGGCGTTTTGCGGCATCCGACGCTGGTTAGCGGCCATAGTGTTTCTCCTTTTTCAAACCGAATTGGTTTCCAGTAGGCTTTGTCTTGAAAACCTTTTTCTTAGTCGTGGTATCTATCTGACCTTTGGTCGGTGAGGCTTTTACTGCCTCTGAAAGCATATTATTACCTTTGTCCGCCTCATTAAAATCCTCGGCGACCTTTTTGGGTATACCTATCTTCTTGCGAAACTTTGGGTCATGGGCGGCGGCGGCCATGGTCCGCGCCTGTTTGGGGCTAGTCGACGGCATCTTCAGTCCTTCCTCTGTTGGATCGACAGGCGCGGCAGGGTGATGCGCGCGGCAGCGATCTCCTTGCCCATCCGGTAGCCGGGGCGCGGCGGATTGTTGCCGCCGGGACCGTCGCCATAGGAGCGCCAGATGCCGGCCTTGAGCGTGCTGGCGGTGGGCTTGAATGGCGCCTTGACCGACGAGCCGATCGACGGGGTCTGCGGTCGCAGCCGGCCGATCTTGATCTCCGATAGCGCCTTGGCCAAGCGGTATTTGGAGATCGGCATCAGGGCAGATCCTCCAGCGGTAGAACCTCGACCCGGCCCTCGGGGCTGACCAGGCAACGGACGATGGCGAGCCGCTCCTGGGCTTCACCTGGGTGCCGACTATAGACGATCCTGACCTTGATGCGCAGGGTGCGCGAGCCATCGGGCATCGACAGCAGCCGGCCGTCAGGGTTGACCTTGACCGCCACCCCGCCAAGGCGGTCGGAGGCGGCGCCGATCGCCTGGCCGCAGATCTCCACCGTCCTATCGACTAGATCCATGGTTCCCCAGATCCTCGCTCCGTTTTCTGGGGCTCGCAGGCTTCACGCGAGGGCACCCTGGCTGCCTGCGCGGGGCCAATCCGGCGGTTGCGACCCGCGTGGGAGCAGACCCGTAGTCTGGTCGGGGCGGCCTTGCGGAAAAGGGAAAAGGCCCGGCCGCCCCTGGCGTCCGTGGGACCATTCCCACGGACGTTCCCGGTTACTTCTTCGCCTGGCCGGCCTTGCGCCGCTGGCCGCTCTGCTGGCTGCCGCCCGAGCTGCCGCCGTCGATCGGCTGCAGCGAGCCGTCATCCATCACAAAGTACCAGGACGCCTCGGCGCCCCGGGTCTTGACCAGGACCACCGCCTCGGCCTCGTCGGGGATCTGCTCGGGCAGGCTCGGCCACTGGATCGGTGGCAGCGAGTTGTCGATGCCCGGCTGCGAGCCCGGCAGCGAGTTATCGGGGGCGCCACCAGCGCCGCCGCCACCACCACCAGCTGGCGGCTGCGGCAGGCCTTGGTCGGGGCCGATCGGCAGCCCCTGGTCCGGGTGCGGCGGCCAGTAGATCGGCTGGCTCGGAACCCCAGGCGCTATGGCATCCGGGGGAATATAGATGGGCGGCGTCGGAAAGCCGGGCAGCTCCGCAATGGGTGGGATGAAAATCGGATGCGTTGGCACGCCCGGGCCAATGGCGTCCGGGGGAATGACGATCGGGTGGGCCGGGAACGGCGGCAGCCCCTGGTCGGGCCGGGGCGGTTGGCCAGGCTGGCCGGGAAGCCCCTGATCGGGGCGCTCGTCGCCGCCACCACCGCCACGCAGCGGGGTGATCAGGGCATAGAAGGAAATCGGCATGGAAGACCTCTCTCTAAAGTTGGCAAAGCCCAGCCGTTAGGCCGCCGCCGGGCGCAGCGGTACGCTACGTTACACGCAAAAATTCAGGATTTGATGTCGCGGTGCTTGTGCTTGATCGGCTTGTTGGCGCTGGCTTCGAGGCGCTTGCGGTAGCTCTCCTCCGAGAGCTGCTCCGCCTTGTTGAGTAGCGCGTCGGCGATCTCGACCAGACTGCGGGCCTCCTCGCCCTTCCTGCCGCTGTCGGACCATCGCGCCACCAGCAATTCCAGGTCTTGTTCGAAGGTCGGGCTGGGCCCCTCAAGCAGGCGAGAGATCCAGCCCATCGGCTTAACGCTTGCCGCCCTTGATGACGGCAAGGCCCTCGTCGGTCAGCTCCATCGACGGCAGCGCCTTCAGCTGGTTGAGCTGGCTGGCCATCAGATCGGCGCGTTCTTGGCTCACCTTCTCGGCCCGCAGCTCGGATTGGCTGATCATCGGCATCGGCTTGGAGGCAGAACGCCGCACCGCCTCGTCCAAATCCGCCGCGCTCGGCCGCATCGGCAACACCCGATTCGGCCCCTTGGGCCCCTTGGTGGTGCGCTCCGGGCTACCCAGCATCGCCTCGTTCAGATGCCGCGACAGGCTGCTGTTGACGGTCTCCAGATCGCTGATCCTGGCGCGCTGCATGGCCACGGTTTCGGTCAGCCCCTCGACCTCGTCGGATAGCTCCTCGTTGGCCTCGGTCAACTCGTCTATCTTATTGTCCCGCCAGGCAATTTCCTTGGCCACCTGGTTGCGGTGATCGACGCTCCTGAGCCGGAAAATCTCCGCCAGCAGCTCCTCCACCGTCGCCCGGTCGAAGCTCGGTTTGGTCAGCTGGTCGAGGCGGTGCTTGCAGGTCGCAATGACCATGTCGATCGCTCCCATCACAGCGCCCTCTCGATCTCGATCAGCAGCGCCGCCGCATTGCGGCAGCGGTCCTTCAACTGGGCCCTCAACCCCAGCACGTCGTTGATTTCCTTCTCCAATCTGTCCAACGGCATGTCCTGCTGCACCACTCGGCCGCCGTTCGATCGCGGCTGGTTGTCCTCGGCGCCAATCTGCCGCTCGATCTCCCGTTCCATGTCCTGCATGTCCATCACTTGGCCTTCCCTTTTCGCTGGGGGCGTTGCCCCCGCTTCGCTGAGCCCCACGGCTCCAGACGCCGCCACCATCCTCCCGCCGTGCCGCACCGTCAACCTGTCCTGGTGCGACTATCCACAGGCTTCGTCCGGGGGACGCTCCCCCGCTTGTTCGCCGCCTGCTCCTTCGGCGTGGCCCAGCGGCAGTTGCCTGGCTCGTAGTTGCCCCACGGATCCGGCCACCGATCGAGCGTCTTGCCCGCCGGCCGCTCCCCCATGTCAGCCAGGAAATTCTCGAACCGCTCCCACCGCTCGCAGAACGTCACGCCGACCTCGCCATAGCTCGGGAACTTGTGGTGCCCGGCCTCCCGGCAACGGCGCCGCATCGCCTTCCAGCTCAGGTAGGTCGGGCTAGTCCATTTCCGGGTTCGATGCCCATGGTTCCAAGGTGCCATCATTTCCTCCCAGAGTAGTATGACCCATGAAGATCCCGCAGAAATCAGGGGCCCCAGTTTCCCACCCGGCACCCCCCGTCGGCGACCCCCCACCCGGCCTCTACTGTGGTGGGGGATTTGACGGGGGAGACTATACTGTATAGTGAATAACGCTGTGATATCAATGGCTTATGAAGCCACAGATCGAACGCCCCGACCTATCGGTCTGACCCCATGTGGTACTATGATACCCCATCGACCAACGGTGCTCGGGGGAAGGGCGGCCCACCTCACAGCGGCTTAGGCAGCAGCGGCACACGCAGTGCTTTGAGCAGGGCTTCGGAGGCCTGAATGGGCTCGTTTGCCTGGTCCTTGAGACGCTGCATGCGCTGCTCATCGGTTGGTTGTGGTGGCTGCTCGGGCTGCCAGTATCGGCCTGGTGCAAAGCCGCTCAGCTTGGACAGCTCCTCGATGCGCTCTCTGAGGGCTGGATCGTTCTCGACCAGCTCCTTGGTCAGCATCGGTCCGTTGTTGGGATCGGTGAGCAGTTCGTGCTCCATGTCTCGGACCATGCGAACCAGGTCATCGGTGCGCGGCATGGTGCGTCGTTCCCATCCCATGCGCTTGAGCAAGATCCGGTTCACGGTCATCTGGATGGCGAGCGAAGAGCAGTGCTCCAGCGCCGCGTCGTAGGCCTCGATCGGCTCTTGCTGCCAGTGAGGCGGCAGCGCGTTCATGAGCTGCTCAACGCCTTGCAAACGCTGGACTTCATTGCTCTTGGCCAGGCTGGTCATGGGCTTTCGCCAGGGCCCTTTCTTGTCGGTTTCGCTGACTGGCTTGGCCCGCTCGGCCTTGGGCTCGAACTGCTGCACGGCGGCATACAGCTTGCTGGTCGAGGGAAACCAATCGGCCTTTCGGATCAGCCAGAGCGTGGCCGCCTGGAGGGCCTCGAACGAGCATCCATCGAGCGCATCCTCGTACTCGCTGATGGCCAGCTCAGTCATGCCCTTGGGCTTTGGGATCGCTCTCTCCAGGCGTTGCAGGGCTGCCCAGATGTCGGGCCTGGTGGCTTTGCGTTGCATGTCCAATCTCCTGTTGCTGTTTCCACTCATCGAGCCGCTGCTGCAGGCCTCGGCCAAACTCAGCTGGCGCGGAGGAAGAGCTATTACCTCTCCCTGTATGTGTATCTCTGGACTCTGGATTCTGGCTTTGGGCGGGCGTGTGACCGCGCGCGTGCGTAGAATTTGTTGGGTTTTTTGCCTCCGTTTTAGGGGTCGAGCCATACGCCTCACTATGCATGAACTGATCGGCTCGCTCGCACTTCGCCTGAAATCTGGCCAGCTCCTGATCGGCCCTGGCGTTGTGCAGCATGTTGTCCTGGGGGGAGATGGAAAGCTTGCCCATGGAGACCAGGTTTTCGATAATCCGCCGGGTCTTGCCGACGGTGCGCTTATTGAGCACGTTTTTTAGCGTCTCTAAGTTGTACGGAAGCGGGCCGCCCAGGTCATACATGGTACTGACGATACGATGATAGGCGGTGTAGTTTTCATCGCTAAGGTCGCGTGTCCCGTGAAGCCAATCGGCGGCATAGAATCGGGCATAGGGCATCTTGCGTGGCACCGCCGCTTCACTCTCATTTGCCGCGCGATTGTGGGCCGCTTTTGGCAGCGTTTGGGGCCGTTTTCGCTCTGCCGTCGTCGGTGTTCCATTTC